CTGAGAAGTTTTCGAACTAAAGCCAGCTTCCCCTGGCAGCGGAACAGAGCCTGTTCCGATGTTGCCACCTCCAGCTCCTGTAGCGTCTGTTGGCGAAGCTCCTGGAGGTACTCCTCCCATATTCGCCATTGGGCTTGGTTGTCCACGATTGCCTGTATTTTGTTGATTTCCATTTGCTATCCCCATTATATGTGCGTAGATTGCTGCTTTCTCTGGATCATTAATCAATTGTTCTGGATCTATATCCAAAGATTTTGCAACTTCTTTTAAACATGTATGCCATTTTACAAACGGTGCTAACGATGGGTTAGACGCAGTTTGCATAAATGTCATTAATCTTTGTGATCTAACTTCTTTCTGCATTAGAGATGATGTCCCTTGTGCTTTAATATCTAGATCACCCTTTATTTCTGGTCTATCAACATTGAATTGCATATTCCAGTAGAATAAAGCTTCTCCTAGGGGTTTTAGTAAATAGTCATCAATATTCTTAATAACTGTTTTAATACTTAAGGCTGCAGCTCCCATTAGCATTGACATGCCTGCTGCAGTTCGTGTTGTAGATTGTATTCCTGTTGTTCCATGTGAATAGGAAGGAATACCTGTTGCTTCATCAGCAAGTTGTCTGAATCGGTCAAACATCATTAAATTCTCATTTGAAGTATTTGGAAACTTCACACCATGAATTGCCTGTCCTGGTTGACCACTTTGTCTTCTAAAGATTTTACCAGGGAAGACTTTCATATCCTGACCTGGTGCTAATAATGTTTCGTCAATATCAAAAATTAAATTTCCTGATAACGCCAAGTTATCAATTGCCATTCTTGCATGACCATTCATAACTTGTTGTGAATCTTGCATGTTCTCTGGAATACCTACTCCAAAGAATTGATATGGATTTAATTCATATGGACAAACCATATAAGGGATTCTTTTTGGTGAAAAAGGATTTTCAACTAATCTTAAAATCTTATTACCACAAATCCATGCATTAATTGAGACTACATCCAATTCATTATCAAAATCTATATTTAATTGTTTTGCAATATCTTTAGTAATAACTCCCCAATATTCTAAAACTTCAAATCTATTTTTATAAAGTGTTTGTACATTTTCTCTATCATATAAAGAAGATTCATACCCCCGTGTCTGATAGTTAGGACCCATTTCTAAACATTCACGAATAGCATCCAATTTAAATAAAGGTTTCTTTGCTAATGCTGCAAATTGTTCTCTATTAAATGAATGTCTTTGAATAACATATTCAGCATCATTCATATTTGTTGCATTGGGATCAGAATAGAAATTCCAACACGAGACTGCTTCAATTGATGGAACGATTTTAGATCTTTCCATTGCTGCCGTTGTTCTTGTTTCCTGATCTGAACTAAATGCGTATTGTGTTTTTTCGGTAGTGAAGGGTCCTTTTAAAATTCCTGTACCTAGTAATGCCATTTCAAAAAAGACATGACGTAGTATTTTAATTGCTTCACTATCTTCTAATTGATCATGAATTAATTTCTGCATTTGACCTGCCGCAATATCTGCAGGTTCAATCTGTGGCATTGATTTTAAATCAGGTGCAGGTCCTTCTTCAAAACCTAATTCTTTATATTTTTGTGCCAAATCTTTCATTAAAGATTCAGCCGTAGCCCCTTTAGGTAAATTGCTTCCATCGCCAGCAAAACCATAAGGACTTTCTATATCCTCACCATTAGGTTGTGTTTGACCATTTGGTTGTGCAGGAGGTTGTCCTGGTTGATTTAATTTTGCTATATGAGCATATTCATCAACTCCTTCAGGAACAGCTGTAGGTCTTATTCCAATTGGAAACTTTCCACTTGAGAATAGAACTTCTATAATCTGTCCAAAGGCAGCTAATACTTTTGTTTTTGTAATTTTAACAAAGACTTTAGATTTCTCACTTTCACGAAAAGCCATTTCAGGACCATATAGTCCTCTATAATTTCGATAAGCTTTTAACCATCGCTTTTCATCATAGAGTCTTGAAGTTTCTGATTGTTGAAATCTTTGCCTAATAAATCCAATAAATGGATCTAGGTTATCTGTATCTATAGTAGCCATTATTAGCCTGTTTTAAACTTTCCTGTAGGTTCTACTTCTTTCTTTTCTTTAGCTGACTTTTTTAATAACTCTAATTCTTTTTGTGTTAAAGTAGGATTACCACTTAATGTTCGTGCTGTTTCTAAATCAAGTTTAGATCCTGCTTTAGATTTAGAAAGATCAATATCTGCTTGAGATATATCTGCTTTTAATACAGGTTCTTCTTTTTCTTTTTCTAAAATAACTTTAGATTTATATTTATCAAATTCGTTATACTTACCATGTTCATTGGTAAATTTTTTATCCAATGTTGAGACCATGATTAGTAATCCTTTTGATCAGCTTGTTTAAAAATAGATGCGTCTACTTTTTCTTTTTTCCCTACGGCACCTGACTCTGATCCTAGATCTCCCTGTTTAACTTTTTGATTAGGGTTTACTTCTAGTTTCTCGTTAGGTCTTTTAGCAATATCAGCTCCAAGGTCACCTTGGTTGACCTTACCTAATATTCCTTTACCTTTTGGGTATCCCATTCCTTCTGGCATAGTTTCCTCCTTTTATGGTTTTGGTGGATAATAATCTTTACCTTTTAAAAGATCAGTCTCACCATATTTTTTATTCTTTTTTTTCTTTAAAAATGAAGGAGTTGCTTTTATTCCACCCCAAATATTTTTAATCTTTTTCTTATACTTATCTGTAACTAGCTTATGAGCTTCTTTTAAATCTTCTTTTAAAGTCATTAGTAATCTTTTTCATCAGCCTTTTTAAACAATGACTCTTGTACATGCTCTGATCCTGACTTTGTAGGATAGTTATTATTTTTTAAAGCAGTTTCAGATTCACCTTTTCGAGGTGCATCTTTAGAAAAGTCGATATTAGTCGCTTCCTGATTTGGCTGTTTGCCATCAGGTGCTGAACCAAGATCTCCTTGTTTTACTTTAGCTTTTGGATCGAATTTAGTTTCCATAGTTTCCTTTTATAGTTTTATTTTCTTAATTAATAGTACGTTTTTAGTTGGAATCGTAGTGAATGATCCCCCCTGCTTAATTTCCCCATTTTCTTCAAAACTAAAATCAGCCATGATAATTGTATTCTTTGAATTTTCTTCAATCAACCATCCTACACTAGTACAAATTGCTGTTTTAGCATTCTTAATTTCAGATATATATTCCCATTCCGAACTTGAAACAATATCTTCCCATGTAATCAAAACAAGATTGTATGGAAACTTCTTTTGACTAAGCTGTGGAAGTTTTCTTCTTGACACTTTTCAACTTCCCCGAGCGTTCCATAGCATAAAATACAGACCTCCCCTTTTTAGGTCCATACTGTTTAGTTAATTTTTTAAGTAATTCTTTTCCTTTATCTGTTAATGGCATAGTTAATATCCAAATACTCTATCGATAGGGGTAAATTGTGGTCGTGGTTGTTTATACATTCGACTTGCATAACTTGTATGTATAGGTCGGCTCATGCAACCATAACGTAATGCGTCATAAGCATGATCTTCAGCATTCGTATCAATATCTTCTGGATTATGATCATCCAAAGGAAGAAGGGGTAGTGTTCTTATTAAATTTCTACATGTTGAAAAGATTCTAAGACCTGGTTCTTTTTTAACTGTCTCGGTTAACTTCAATCGTTTATGGATTTCTAGCTTCCCACTTATTCTACTTCTTGGTGTACGATCAGAAGGTCTCCATTTACAGCCTGCCTGAATCATGGTTTCTGCAATACTAGGTCCGATATCTCCACGTTTTGCCCAGGTACTTGCATCTAATACTCCATAACGAATATACTCATCCTTTTCTAACATTAAAACTTTTCGTGCAAATACATCTGCCGTAATCTTTTTGGTATATAGTTCTCGATATATCCATAGGTTGTTATCATAATCAATAGCAAACCAAAGAACACAAGCAGGAGAAGCGTAGCCCCAGTCTGCAGCACGAAATTTCTGCCAACCCTTAGGCACATCAAAGGGATCAACCACATGCACACTCTTACTAAATTCAGGAAATGATGAGTCTTCAAATGCATCCCAGTCTCCTTCTAAAAATTGTTTACGTTGTACTTCA